AGCGACAACCCCTTTACCAGATCCCGCTTGGCACCCTTACCGGGCAACCAAATCGTTAGCTCGTACTGCCGAAGTTTTCCCTGCGCCGGCACTATTTCCATGACTTGGGGTAGTTGGGTTCTTCAATGCTATGAACAGCAACAAAGCTGTTAGTGCGGTCAGCAACAACTCGCGCCGCCTCGACAGCACGCTCGTACGTGACCCAGCTGGAGGCATCCTCCTTGGTCGCCGTAAAACCGATTCCATTCCCTGGTCCGTAGACCGCCGTAACCCAGCGATCCCCGGCCATAACCACATAGCGAGTCATCAGTTGTAATTGAATTACTGTGTAAGTCTAGCCAGTGTACCGCACGCCATCCAGACTATGACGACTTCTAACTAAGTCTCATGTGTCTTTATCTGGCTCACTTTTTTGCTGCTTGGAGCGCATTCGCCCCTGCACCCGCCGTTGCACCGACTCCGTCCACGCCTGCTTATCAGCCTCCTCAGCAATGCCGTACTCCTCAGGCGCAATCTGAGCGAGAGTGGTGTACACAAAATCTCGCAGCATCGCCGTCACGCGCAAATTCCGCTCACCCGCCAATTTTTCAGCCAGCTTGTACCTGCTACTGTCCAACAGTAGCTGGCAATACACCTTCTGACCGTGCTTCAGCGGCATGACAACCCTTGTAGTCTCATACAACATAGCATACTGCGACACACTAGACACCCCACCTCACGTCATCGTCCACCTTTTTCCTCCAAGCATTCGCCTGCGCCCGCCTCGCCCCACTCCTCTGCTTGGAGCACCCAGCCCTAATCCCCCGCGCCCACTCCAAAAAATTCGCCGCCCGCTGCAAGTCCGCAGTCTTTGCCTGGCGCACCTCCCGCATCAACCACTCCATTACCAGTTCTCTCCCCGTGCGAGCTGGACTCATGAGAATAGTTCTGCGACACGCAAAATCGACTGCACCATGCAACCCGGATACCGCTCCCGCGCTATCTGGTGAGCCTGGAACGCATCCGGCGCCACGACAAAAACGTCGAGCATCGGGCCATGGAGGGCGTACATCCTGACCCGATACTCAAAATCGTTATTTCGCCTCAAGCCAACTGTCTCCGACATGAGCCTCAGCCAGCGCTGGAACGTCACCTAACCACTCTGCCTCGGCCTCTTCCATCTGGCGCTGCAAAATCTGCGCCCACTCCTCGGCCACTTCGGCACGAGCCATCAGGATGATTTCGTCGTGCACAACTCCGGATAAGCGCACTTTATCCTCTCCGGCTTGTAACAGTAGTGGCCACAGTTTGCCGAGGGTCCTCTTAAGAACCGCTGCGCCAGCAGCCTGGATCGGCGTGTTGCACCGCGTGGTGAGCTTGTTGTGCTCGCCCGGAAGAAACCGCCTGAGGTTCGAAATACGGACCCTGACCTCAGGAGCATCCGAAGCCTTGTCAGCCTCTGCAGCAGCTCGACGCTGCCAACTGCTGATGCCCTTGTAAGCAGCGTGGAACTTTTGCCGAACTTCCTGTGCTTCATCCAAATCCATTTCGATACCTGTACCCGCGGCGTACTGGCGCAAGCCCTTAGCTCCCGATCCATACAAAAGTCCAAAGTTGGCTGACTTGGCGATCTGACGCTGCTCCTTGGTGACGGCTTCCTCGGGCACGTCGTAGATCTCCATCGCAGTCAGCGTATGCAGGTCCAACCCCTCCTGGAACGCCCGAATCATTAGTTCATCCTGTGCTTCCGCCGCCGCCAACCGCAGCTCCATCTGCGCGAAATCCGCCACAACCATCTTCCACCCAGCTGGAGCCTGCACACAAATCCGAAAACGCGGATCCCTAGGAACCTGCTGCAAATTCGGATTCCTACAACTCATCCGAAAAGTATCTGCCCCCGCTTGCATATAGCTGGCGCGAATAAAGCCATCCGGCTCTAGATGATCCAACAACGTCTGCACCATCTGTCGACGCTTCTCAACCTTCTTCCACTTCAAATACGTACGAATAACCTCGTGATCTGGCGCATATTGCTGCATCGTCACCCGATCCACACTGGCCTTTCCAGTCTTCTCGCTCACAGGCTCTTTACCCAATATCACCGTGAATTTTTGCCGCAGTTGCATTGGAGCATTGATATTAAACCCTGCCTGCTTTTTAGTACCAAGCCGTACATGCCCCTCGGCCTTTGCCCGCAGATTGAAGCTGCCATCAGGATCCCGAGGCAATTTATGTTCCTCAGGCAACGCATCGTCCAACTCCGTAATAAACCGATCTCCAAGCTCCACCTGCTCATCCGCCAAATCCTGCTGGAGTTGGAGCAGCAAATCCTTATCAAAAGGCAAGCCATTTCTCCACAAAGATGCCATCGCTGGGAGAGCATCACACTCAATAAACCATGCAAGCGAAAGCATTCCTTTCGACATGCGCTGCCGAATCGGGTTGTACAGCTCCAGTAACACCAAAACGTCCTTCGCACCGTACACAAGCTGCTCTTGGCTCAGCTCTGCAGACCAATCACTCCTCTGCTGTTCTTTGCTCAGTTCTTTACCCAAATACCGCTTAACCAGAGCCTGGAGCGTATGTGGATGTTTAGGCAAAATCTTGCCATTTGTGAGTATCCGACTAGCCAACAACGTGCACAAAGTTTTGCCCACGGGATAAATGTTGTGAGCCTGGAGCCAACCAAGATCGAAGACAGCGTTATGCGCCATCCACTGCCTCGACTGGCCAAAAAACTCCTGCAACTGAGTCCAGCCAGTCTCATCCAAGTCCCAGCAGTCAATGACCACAGGGGGCCGCTCGAAGGTAGCGAGCTGCAGGAGTCGCATCTTGCCCTCCTCCGGCTGGAGCTGGGTCGTCTCGCAGTCAAACGCAATGAGCTTTGCATCCCGCAGAGTGGCGAGATGCTCGATGCCAAAAAGAAAATCCATGCCAAGTTAGGCGTGTTCTGTACTACTCTAACACACTGTCAAGCTCTTTGGCCGCACACAACTCAGCCAACGTCGTCCCGCCCTCGGGAATCCCAAGCGTGCAGCGGTGGTGCCAGTGGACACACCGGCGACACTCGCCCCCATCCGGCAAAGGCTTGTACTTACTCAACAAATGCTGCAGTCGCAACTCCGCCTTTCCGGCATCACTGGAGCGATAACACTTGAAGCAATAGACGGCGTTGGTGGTGATGCTGCCGCATTGGATGCAGCGGCGGCTGTTGATTGGAACTTGCATCAGAAAAAACGAACACGTAAAAATCCTGAAAGGCGCTTCATCACGCCAGTTTTGGTGTGCTGAGCTGCGCCATCGGGCAACTCAACCTCGACCGTAAAAACCTTGTGTCCACATTGCGGGCATTTCCGCTGACGCAGAATCGACTCCGCCGTATCCCGGCAAGTGCGATCCACGTCCATGCGCTTGTAATCACACCTGGCGCATCGCATTACGCCACTTCCTGTTTTTCACAATGCACCAAGCGTGCTGGTACGAAATTCCGTACACCTTGGCCAACTCCGCAATCGAAGTGCCGGAGGCATAAAGATGCCTCAAATCCAGCGCGTTTTGCGGCGTCAAAACCGCCGTCCCCGGAATCGAACCCTCCCGGAACGACGTCTTGGTTGGCGGCCTCTTCCTCACAGGTTGATGTTCGCCCACGTAATCAACTCCTTCCGGTTAAACGGTCCCACGGGCTCATCGTCCGGCAACTTTACGGTGTAAGTCGGCATCGCATGGGGCTGCTTATCAAGCCAGCCACCCCGGCGCTTTACCGCGTAAGTCACCAACTTGATGGTGCGAAATCGAGTCGGCATCACCCCCGATAAGCCTCCGTCGCAAGCGTGTTAATAAGCCGGTTCAAATACCACCGGCACTTTTCCGCATCTTCCAGCGGATCCTTCTTCAGCCACATCCGGCTGAGATACTTCAGGCACTGCCACTGGAGAGAACCAGTCACAGCATCTGGAGCGTGCTGAATCCAGTCCTCCAGAACCTCAATAACCTCAACCTTTCCAGCCGTGTAATGCTTGGGATGATGTACAGCATTCTGTACATCTATTTGAAATTCGTTCATCCTTTAGAAGCCTGTACGTGAGTGTCGCCGTGATAACGGCCTGTTTTTGAGTAATCCCTGCTAGGCAACATGGTCAGCGTATGGAAGACGATCTGCCCAATCCGCATCCCCGGCCACAAGGACACCGCGTGCATGGAGCGTGCATTTTGCAGCTCCAGCGTCAAACGCCCGGCGTATCCGGGATCGACGTACCCCGCAAGGAGATGCTCGATCCCTTCACGCGCTCGGCTGGATTTGAGCGCCAGTTGCCCAGCAACACAGTCAGGCAACCGGAACTCCTCCAACGTCTCCGCCAGCACGAACTCATGCGGCTGGAGCAAGAACGGTTCTTCCTGCGTGTGCCCAGCAATCGACCGATGAACTAACTGGCTCGTCAACGGAGACTCCACCAACAAGTTCTCGCCCAATCTCACATCGAGACTCGCTGGATTCACCAACTCCGCCTCAAACGGCGTCACCAAGCCCTGGCGCACCAAGGCATGAATGTCCACGTCAGAAAGAACCGCCACAGTCAGAGCACCACCTGAATGGGCTCTTGCTGGAGCGTCACGTGTTTCCACGTCTTGTTCCATTTGATGCAGTTGATCGTGGTGCTGTGGACGCCAAACTCCTTAGCGATCTTGGCGACCGACTTGCCACCAGCCTGCAGCTGGCGCTTAATCTCCAGCACCTTTTTCTCCGTCAACGCCGCCCTCGCCTTGCGGCGCGACACACGAGTCTTAGGTTGAGACTGGGTAGCGGTTGCACGCACAGCTTTAGCTGCTGGAGCAACCGCCGGTTTGGTCATGTCCAGCTCGACGTGCTGGCAAGCGTTGATCGCCACAAAGGCTTGCTCCAGTGCAGTGGTGATCTGCTGGAACTGGTGGTCAGAAAGAATGTGCATGTTCTCAGGTTGAACGGTGTGAAGTGTAGTACAAGAAGCCCTAGTGGAGGGCAGTACCGATGTAGAGGATGCCAATGGCCACTGCCGTGAAGACACAGACAGCCAACGTGAAAACGGTCATCGGTTCTTAAGGGCAATCTCAATGGCAGCCTGGAAATACCGGGCAATTTTCATGCGCCGATACTCCCCACTGGCATCCTCACTGTTCTTGTCCTCAATCTGCTGGTGCTTCTCCTGTGCTTCCTGGAGCGCGGCCAGGGTTTCCACATTAAGGATCTCCAGATCGCGCAGCGGCATATCCGCAACACCATCAAGATGAACCGTCTTCCCCAGCAAAAAAGAACGGTAGAAAGGCGTAATAGACGTGTCGTTCATGCGAAAAAGCGCGGGTCTTGTTGCCTAACGCGAGTGAGATCCGTGAGACGCAATTTGAGAATCTCGTGGATCGCTATCTCGGCGAGGCGGGTGGAACTGATCGTGTCGCTGGTGGCGAACACATAGATCAGGTGGCGATAAAGCTGAGTCAGAGTCTTGACCCTGACCCAGTGCGTATCGCCGGGGATTGGTTCTAGCCCAAAATCCCAGTCGTCGTAATCGGGCTGGTTCCGAAGCTCACGAGCTTCAGTCGTCCCAATCAGACGTGTCGAGTGGAGCCCAATCGTCGATTCGCTCGGATAGGAGTTTGCGGAGTCCTTCATCGCTGGCAGGAATCAGATCCTCTTCGTGAAGGTCGAAGGAGCCTCTGCACAAGGCAGGCCCCCACTCTGCTGGGTAGAGGTTGCTTTGCGGAATGACCACAACCATGCCGTCAACAACGGCATCAACAACAATGCGGGTGCCGCCATCCTCAAACCACAAATCCTCAATGTCGAGTACCTGGCTCATTCGACCTCCAGTGCAGTTTGGCGGGCTTCGATGCCATCCATCCACTGGTCCCAGCTCATCTTCAAAAACTGTTCCAGGTCCTGCAACTGCCGGAGCTGGAGCATGTCGTAGGTCGGGTCTACACCGAGACGCTCGCTATCGACGATTTTTTCCTGGAGCTGAATCGCAGACCAGTGGACGGCGAAGTACCACGGGCTGAGCTTGTTGTTTTCGACTTGTGTGTGGGTGAAAAATTCCATCTGTCATAGAGAAAAGGGCAGCCCGCTGGAGCGGGCATACCAGTAGCGTTACACATCACAGAGAATCCGTCAAGCCCTACGTCGGCACCCCCAGATCCTCCGGCTGGTACTGGGTGAGAACGCAGACGTCAGCTCCCTGCTTGAGCGCCGTCCCAACGATGTAGTGGAACTGCGCTTGGGCATCGGGACACTCTTCGATCTGGTACTCCTCGACCTCGTAGGTCAGCCCCTTGCGGAACCAGGCGATGCGGACCACCGCCAGCAGCTCGAAGGGAATGTCACCCACGGTGTAACCCAACGTGGGCTTGCGAGGACGCTTTGGGGGAGCGGGTTCGGACTTAGCCACGGGTTCTCTCCAGATCAGCCAGGCGGCAGCCCGCACTAGCCCTAGGAAAAAGTTAGGTGGACGGTGCATGAGCTGCTCTCCGGTAGCTACACGGCCTTGTACATGCCTCAACAAGCTCAGCCTCAGTCGGCTCAGCAATACCCGAGCCAACAGTTTTCTGAACTTTGATAGCCCTACCGCCAACATATTTGGTGGTAGTTACCAACCTCCAGTCGCTCACTTTTTCCACCCAGGTCATAAACCTGTCCTCCTCGGTTTGTGGATAGAAAGACTGGAAACCCTCCTTAGTGTAGTAGATCACGACAAACGCTCCCAAGCGGCCTTCTCAAGCGCGTCCAACTCCTCGCTGGTGCGTTCGTCCCCTTGGGGGGTTACAGAAAATGTGTCCCCCCTTCCAGAACCCGCATCAAAACAGGTGGTCTCAGGGGGACACGTGTTTTGGTGTCCCCCTAAATCCGCGCCAGTCTCACGGGACTCACCCACAGCCTCCTCGACCCCAGCTCCAGCACCCGAAATTAGGGGGGACACGTGTTTGGGGTGTCCCCCTAATTTTTCCAGTCCAGCACTGGATTCTTCTATGGGGGGACACACATTCCCACACATATCACGCGAGAGCAAAGCGAAGTACCTCTTGACGCTGGAGCCTGATCTTTTACCGCTCGGCTCTTCTGTACTACACACCAGCCCACGAGCCTCCAGACGCTGGAGCGCCTTCTTGATCCCGTTGACGCTCCCTCCACAGATCGGATCCGCATTCAGCTCGGTCCGCGTACGCCCCTCGTCGTTCTTGGCCGCCGACCTCAGGCGCTGGAGCACCCGATCCACAATCGACGCCGGCGTGGCGCTCTCCGTACCCACTTCCACGAAGTCCTTCAACTCGAACGTCAGGTCGTCGCGCATCTTCAACAGCAGGCGACTCCCCCCACGCCCCGCACGGCTCTTCTCCACCGTGATGAGGCGACTGGAGAACCC